CAACCAAATCGCAGATGCAAACGTTTGGTTTAAGAAAAATGGAACAAACATTCCAGATTCTGATAGCAAATTCAGCGTTATAGAAAGTCATGGAGGCATTGAGGGTCATGTTCTTGGAACAGTAAACTTAGTTCTTTCACTTGCCGCAAGTGATTATATTGAATTATTCTGGGAAACAACAGATACAGATGTAAGACTTGAATATAATGCTGCAGCATCTCCTGTACCTGCAATTCCTTCAATAATATTTACTGCAACTCAAGTAACTTATACACAATTAGGACCAACAGGAGCCACTGGTATACAAGGACCCACAGGTCCAACTGGCACAGCTGGTGTTACAGGCCCGACTGGACCCACAGGTCCAGCAGGTTCTGGTGGTGGTGGCGGTTCATTCTCAGAATTAATGTTAATAGGAGCGTAAAACATGGCAACGACATACAAAGTGCTTGGACAATCAAATCCATCAGCAACTACAGATACAAACTTATACACAGTTCCAGCAGCAACATCAACGGTTGTGTCAACGATATCGGTGGCAAACCTTGGAACTTCTGGCACATATCGCATTGCAATTCGTCCTGGTGGCGCATCAATAGCAAATCAACATTATTTGGTGTACAATGCAGGCCTAAATGCAAACGACACAATAACTTTTACTCTTGGAATAACACTTGCAGCAACGGATATCATAACGGTTTATGCATCAAATACATCATTTGCCTTTTCGGCCTTTGGAAGTGAGATTAGTTAATGACTGTTCTTCGTGCTAGTAGCGCACCCGCTGGATTAGACAAGGGTAAACCTAATCGTACGCTTGACCCGTTCGAATATTACTTTACTCCTTGGACGCGTCCAGCTGATTGGGTTACATTTACAACGCCTACAAGCAGCGAACAAAAACTTATTGGTACCGTAGCTGTTTATGATACGGATTCAAATTATATTGCCTTTGTGTTTAATACGGCAGATGCAACCCAATACACGGTAGATTGGGGCGATGGCACAAGCGCCAATTATAACAGCGGAACAACCGCTGAAAAGAATTATGTTTGGGGAGATATTTCTTCTGGAACATTAACTTCTAGGGGTTATCGTCAAGCGGTCATTACCGTTACTCCAACAACTGCCGGTAAAACATTTTCAGTAGTAAATTTAAATAAAAGACATACTTCTGTTGCCGCTCAAAGCAATCAACTAAATCCATGGCTTGACATCGCCTTGTCTGCACCAAATTGCAGTAACATTACCTTTGGCAATGACCAAGCAAAAATGTGGCATTGTGAACAAATAAATATTGTTGCGCATAACGACACAAATTGGAGCGCCTTATTCCAGAACCAGATTTCTTTGCAGTCTGTAATCATAGGTAGCAGCTCTATAGTAACAAACATGAGTTCTCTATTTGATGGTTGCCGTTCATTGCAAGCAGCTCCAAATATGGATACTTCTTTGGTAACGGACTTTGGTAGCATGTTCAATGCTTGTCAATCTCTTATAGATGTTCCATTGTACAACACCAGTTCAGCAACAACTATGGCCAACATGTTTAACACCTGCTCTTCGTTGCAAAGAGTTCCACTTTTAAACAGTGGTTCAGTAACATCTATGAGTGGAATGTTTAGCTCTTGTAACTCGCTTGTTGAAGTTCCATTGTTTAATACTTCATCAGTGACAAACATGCAAAGTATGTTTAATAACTGCGAATCACTAGAATCAGTACCATTATTTAATACATCATCAGTGACAAACATGCAAAGTATGTTTTCTGGTTGTCGTTCACTTTCTAGTGTTCCGCTATTCAACACCTCATTGGTAACAACTATGAGCGGCATGTTTAATACTTGTACTTCATTGTATGAGGTTCCACTTTTTGACACTTCGTCGGTAACAAACATGTCAAATATGTTTATTGCTTGTTCCTCACTTAAAGCAATTCCAGCTTTTAATACACCAGTATTATCCAATACCTTTTCTTTTTGCAATGGTTGTTCTGCACTTGAAACCGTTGCACTCTTTGATATTTCCAATGTTGGCAACATGCAAAACATGTTCGCTAACTGCAGCGCACTTACACAAATTCCGGATTTTGATTTATCTAGTGCACAAATCATGCAAAATATGTTTGGTGGTTGCACTTCCTTACAGTCTGTTCCAGCGCTGGCTTGTCCTGTTAGTGAAACTGTGCAAACAATATTTAACGGATGTTCTTCGCTTAAAATTATTACTGAAATAGATTTAAGTCGTGTTAGAACCGTTGCTGGCAATAATGCGTCTATTGGTAGCGCAAGCCAAAGTGCATTAAATGTTGCTAAAGCTGTAATTACTGGCAATCGTTATACTCAAACTTTTCAAAACTGTGGTATGGGTGCAACTGAACTTGATGAAATGTACACATCTCTTGCTGTTTTAAATCCAAACGTCACAAATGTAACCGGCACTGGAAGCGTAGTTACATATACGGTTGATGACATTAGGCCATTTTATAGCGTAGTTACTAATCGAACAGTTACAATAACTGGGGTAGACCCTGTTGCCTACAATTTGACCAGCGTCACTGCGGCAAACGCTACTTTTACAACTGGCAACGCTGGAACTTTTACAGTAACCAATTCAGCAACTGGAACATATGTTTCTGGTGGAGTCGCAACAATACAAGATAATAAAACAATTACAGTGACAGGCAATCCTGGAACTGGTGGCGATGACCCAACGATTGCTACAAACAAAGGATGGACGGTAACGGGTTCATGAGCGCAGGATTTTATAAATATGAAGAACCATTCCTACCTAATGGCAAATGGGTTTTGGATGCAGAGTATGAGTTGCATGAAGATAAAAAAGACGAGTATGATTATCCCGTTCATGGTTGGTATTGGTTTGATTCCCGCGAAGAAGCATTACAATTTTTTAATATAACAGAAGAAGAGGTTGCATAATGGCAATAGATTTTCCATCTTCTCCAGTTAATGGACAAGTATTTAGTGATGGAGACCACACTTGGGTTTATTCATCTGCTCTTCCTGGTTGGAAGTTGCAAACCCAAACTACCACTGGCCCCACTGGTCCGACAGGCGCAACTGGAGCAGCAGGAGCAGCAGGTGCCACTGGTGCAACGGGCGATACAGGACCAATAGGAAATACGGGTCCAACAGGACCACAAGGAGCCCAAGGTATCCAAGGAGATACAGGCCCTCAAGGTGACACAGGTCCTCAGGGTGTAACTGGCGCCACCGGCTACACTGGTTATACTGGTCCTACCGGATATACCGGATACACTGGACCTACTGGCGCTCAAGGTTCACAAGGCGTTCAAGGAGATACAGGTCCTACTGGCTACACGGGATATACTGGCCCTACAGGCTATACTGGATTCACAGGACCGACTGGCTACACTGGTTACACAGGGCCTACTGGTTATACAGGTTACACTGGAGACACTGGTCCAATTGGAAACACGGGACCCACTGGGCCAACTGGCTTCACTGGGCCAACGGGACCAACAGGAGCTGCATCAACCGTAACGGGACCAACAGGCGCTACTGGCGCAACGGGTGCAACTGGACCTACGGGCCCTGCAATGGGATTCTTAAATACTTATGTTGGCTCTACTCTTTCTGATGTAGACACTAACGGTGAGTTTGCAATTGATGGTGGAACTAATCAAATAAGAATTTCAGAATTTGATTTATCTTTAAGCACTTGGGCTAACATGAGTGCACTAAAATCTGGTGATGCATTTCAGCTTGTAAGAAGAAGTGGTTCTGGCGCAATAACAATAATATTAAGTTCTACTGGAACTTCTGGTGGCAGCGGAACAAACACTTATTATACTTTTAGCTACAGTAACATACTTGGTTCTTCGTTTGCATTTACTGATTATTATTTCACTGTAACACTTGCATCTAATGCAACAGGCCCGACGGGATACACTGGTCCGACGGGATATACTGGTCCGACGGGAGATACTGGCCCGACTGGAGCAGCTTCAACTGTGACAGGACCAACAGGTGCTACTGGAGCTACGGGTGCAACTGGACCTACGGGTGCAGGTGGAATGACATTGTTAGACGAACAAATATTTACTTCATCAGGAAGTTATACTGGCCCCACAGGTGCAAAACTGTATATAGTTGACATATACGGTTCTGGTGGCGGTGGTGCAGGTGGCTTTGGTAGTAATAGCGGTAATGGTGGAGGCGGAGGAGCTGGCGGTGCGTATCAACGTTTTGTAATTTCCGCAGATGAACTTGGCACAGGTGCATCAGGAGGACCTGGCAGCATTTCATATACAATTGGTGCTGGTGGAACCGGAGGAGCTGGAGTAAATAACTCAGCAGCTAATAATAATGGTGGAGTTAGAGGTGGAATAACTGTTTGGGCTTCAAACTATGCTGTAATAGGAAGTCCAGGGGGCCAACAAAGCACATCTACCTCTTTAGGTCCAACTGGTCCAAGAGGCGTACTTGGTGCTGTGCAAACTTTAACTCACATATCTACTGCCAGTAGCGGCAGTGGTGGAAGTGGTTCATCCACTGGTGCCGATGGTTCCGGTGGTAAAGTTGGCGTTTTAACTGGTGGAGGCGGTGGAGGCGGTGGTTCTAGGAAAACTGGAGTTAGCTATAACGGTGGAGCTGGAGGAGATGTTTCTGAAGACGTAGGTGATACCATTACTCTTAATAATTATGATTATGGTGCAATTATAACTGGAGGCGGTGGCGCCGGTGGTGCTTCTAATGGAGCAAATGGTACGGCTGGAACGAGTTCTAGCTTTTTGTCAATTGGTACTGGTGGTGGTGCTGGAGCTGGCGGCTCTAGTGCTGGTGGTAACGGCGGTGCCGGTGGTACTCCATCTGGAGGCGGAGGAGGCGGTGGTGGCGCAGGTACATCTGGACAACTTGGTGGAAATGGTGGTGATGGTGGCCGCGGCGAAATTAGAATCTGGGTATTTGGATAGGAGTGAACATGTCTGAAATATATGCAGAAATATGCACAATAACAGGAAAATATAAAAATACGATATTATGGGATGGAATAACACCATACTCAAGACCAAATACACTTATAGTGCTAAAGAGTTCTCTTCCTAAAGAAGTTGGATTTGGCTGCAAAAAACAAAACGATAAATGGTTTAAATCTGAATATAATCATGAAACAGGCGAAGAAACTTGGACTGAAATCAACTGATGGAATTAGAAGACCTAGTTAATGAATATCAATTCAGACGATGCCGTGGCAAGGATAATGCTACGCCAAATGAACTTGCTGAGTCGTTTGCCTTCTTCTGCGAGAATTACGTCTATATCAAGCACCCGAACAAAGGCAAAATTAAATTCCAATTGCGTGATGCGCAAAAGGAAGCTGCGAAAGCTTGGTTAAACAATCGTTATTCAATCGTACTTAAAGCACGTCAGATTGGATTTTCTACTTTAGCTGCAGCATATTGTTTCTGGTTGGCATACTTTTGGCCAGACCGCTTTATTGTTATGTTGTCTAAGACCGAACGTGAAGCAACAAAACTTCTAGCCAAGGCTAAATATATTTACAAGTTCTTGCCAGACTGGATGAAAAAATCTGGTCCAGAATTAGTGCAAAACAACGTTTTAAAAATGTCATTTGGTAATGACTCAGTTATTGAATCTTTACCATCGGCAAATGAACCTGCTCGTGGTGAATCCGTTTACCTAGCTGTTATTGACGAAATGGCATTCTTACCAAACCCAGAAGAGGCTTGGGCTTCTATCGAGCCTATTGCTGACGTAGGTGGTCGTGTAATTTGTCTATCTACTGCCAAAGGTGAAGGCAACATATTCTTTCAACTGTGGCATGGTTCACAAACTGGCACCAATAGATTCCATGGCATATTCTTTCCATGGTCGGCGTCAGAACGCGATGATGCCTGGTACGAAGCACAAAAAGCAGAATTGCCAGACTGGCAGCTGCACCAAGAGTATCCGTCTAATCCTGAAGAAGCCTTCATTCGTTCCGGTAGACCGGTATTTGACTTGGACGCAATAAAAGCATTTGTTTGTGAAAAAGCTAAAAAAGGTTTTAATAAAAAACTTGAAGCACAAAAGAATGCCTACATATTTGAATCTTCAGGTGGGCCTCTTTCAGTGTGGCAGCTTCCACAGTTCGGTGGAGTATATACAATCGGTGCAGACGTTTCAGAAGGCTTAGCCAGAGGTGACTATTCATCAGCCCACGTTATTGATGCTAAGACGGGACTGGTTGTAGCCCACTGGCATGGGCACGTTGACCCAGACAAATTTGGGGAAGAAATCCTTTATGCCCTGGGATTCTTTTATAATGAAGCTTTAATTGGTGTTGAGTCTAACAACCATGGTTTAACAACCTTGACATCTTTACATAAAGCAGGGTATAATAATTTATATCGTCAGCGCAGATTAAACCAACGTAACCCAGAAGCTACAGAAGCATTGGGTTGGCGCACAACAACATTGACTAAACCATTAGCCATAGACGAACTAAATGCTAATATTAGAGATGGTGCAATTAATTTAAAGTGTGAATATACGGTGGCTGAACTTAAAACCTTCGTCCGTGATGATAACGGTTCAACCCATGGTTCCCCACACGACGACCGAGTAATGAGTCTAGCTATAGCCAATCAAATGTTAAAATATGTCTGGTTGCCAGAGTATAGGCCAAAGACAGATGCCCCATGGGGAACGCTTGATTTCTTTGCTTCTAAAGTTAAAAAGCCTAAAATGGAAAAAGATAGACCGTACATCGGTCAATTTAATTGGTATTAATGTAATATTTTTGCTAATTGGTGAGCAACCTAAAAAGGAGATTCCATGCATTGCAACCTCTGCGGCGCAGAATTAAAGACAGAAGAAGACCAAAAGCGTGGAATTTGCTTTAGATGTCACGTCAAAGGTGTCAGTTTTGGTTTTAGGTCTACGGGTTATGGTCGTTCTAACTGGAATGAATCAACTATTAAAGAAACCCAAAAGATGTATGAATCGATGCCCAATGTTGAAAAAGTCTCCACAAGGAAAGAGCTCATCTAATGGATTGGTTAGTGCCAATACTTGTGGCTATCATCGGCGGACCTTTGGTAGTAGTAGTGCAAAAGTTAAGAGAAGAAAACACTTCTCAGCACGCAGAAGCACGTGACTTACTTCACAAGCTTTCTAACAAAGTTGACAAGGTTGGCGACAAACTTGATAATCACATTGAATGGCATTTAAATAAACCAAGGAGAAAAAAGAATGCATCCGAATAAAAAAGGTAAGAAAAAAGGTAAACCAGCATTTGGTATCATGATAGCAATAACAGATAGCCCAATGGGTAAAGCCTATAAAAAAGCAGCTAAAAAAGGAAAGAAGAAATAACATGGCAAAGAAATCAATGAAGCTTGGTGGCGGTGGACGCTTTGCCAAGTTAGAAAAATCCCTCAAGGGAAAAGTATCAGACCCAGCCGCAGTTGCTGCATCAATCGGTCGCAAAAAGTACGGCGCAAAAAAGATGGCAGCTATGGCTGCTACTGGTCGCCGCCGTTCATCAAAGAAAGGTAAATAATGTTACAACAATTTGACCATACGTATACATATGACGGTTCAGGTGGACCATATAACTATCCAGCTGACTGGTATCCAATGAGCTGTGCTGGTTATGACACAATAGCAATAACCATTACATCAGCAAATGGTTTTGATGGAACCATTTCATTTTGGGGTGGTGCAGGTGCAGACTTTGAATCACCAGCACTGTGGGGACTCAATGATGCAACAGATAACTCATCATTGGTTACTCAAGTAGTAAGCACGGTAGGTGCAACACCATCAGCATATACTAAAAACTTTAGAGGCAATATTGCTGGTTTAGCAGAGTTTGGTATTTATTTTGCTGACCCATCAACTTATACTTCTGCGGTAGGTACAATCCGTATTAGAGTTGGAATGTACGCAAGCGCAAAATAATCATGGACAAGTTAAAAGAAGCTTACGACCAAGCATCAGGCAAAAAGCCAAAAGATGCTCCAAAACTTCCAGAGGGTTGGCACTACATGCCAGATGGTAAAGTTATGAAAGACTCTGAACATGAGAAAGAAGAAGAATATGAAGAAGATGAAGAAGAGTACAGCTAAACCAGTCTGGGAAAAGGCTCGTCCAAAGTCTTTGGGTAAACCAAAGAAGTTGACACCAGCACAAAAAGCTAAAGCTAAAGCCGCAGCTAAGAAAGCTGGACGTAAGTATCCTAATCTTATTGATAACATGAGAGCAGCAAAGTGAAAAAACTTACTGCTGCACAAAAATACAGCCAACTTAAAAAACAGACTGAAGCCGCTGGCATGAAAGTGCGAGAAGTAAAAGGCAAGATTGTCGTAAGTAGAAGGAAAAAGA